GTTAGGCTTGATAGAAAACCCACCCCCTTTATATCACACCCCCTTTAATCTCGAACAAAAATTTAAAACAAAAAAAGCACAACAAAGCTACAAAGTTTATTTTGTAACGATTGCTATGCTATACTATCATACTATATACACTAGTACTATACTACTACTATACTATTCTTCTTTATCTCCTCCCTCTATTTCTTCTTTCTTATTGGTTAAGAACTTATACAGATGACTAACTACTACTGCTAAGTATACAGTTCCAATCAATGATATTAGTTCATCACTAATCATACCTTTAAACACAGTCATACCTGCAACATAAACAGATAGGACAATTAACTCTACTGATATTCTTTTTCTAACACTAGGTTTTAATGTACCTGTGTCTATAAACTCTAGTGCTAAACTAAGTAACTGCATAAATACAACTAAGCCAATCGCTTTCAATGTTTCAATCATTATCTTTCTTTCTCCTTTATTATTAGTTTTCTAATTGGTATGTTTGTAGTTCTCCAGTATATACGAAGCCACCATAAACATTCCATGTTTTTGTACTTAGATTATCGTACATATTGGAATATATTTTTCTATTCTGACTTCTGCTATAATCTCCGTCAGGTTGTTCAAACACTTGTAAGTGCAACCCTTTAGCTTTACATTCTAATAAGTAATTACCTCCTCTTTCTGTTGTAGGGTTCATTAGTATACTATTATCAAAAGTACAACTATTAGGCACTTTAATATAATATTCTTTAACTGGGTTTAATATTTGAGCAAAGTTTTCAACCTCACATCTAATTGTATAACTCTGTTCAACAGGGTTAAAATCAACAGTTTCAAAACCTGAATGGATATTGACTTTATAAGCACAACAGAAGTCGAAATCTTCGCTATAATAAAAACCAAAGTTAGGGTAAATTTCTCTGTGTCCTTTGTCCATTTGGTACTGTGTGTACTTGTATCTGTCTGCTTCTGACAATTGGAACGGTTTAGGTCCTTCGCCCTCTGTGATTTGGATATTCTTTACATGCCATTCACTATTAGCCTGCATTCTAAAGCGAAAGGTTTTAGCACTCGGAAGCGTTGAAGCAGTAGTGAAAGAAATATAATGCAATTCCCAACTGTCTGTGACTGCTTTATCACTCCAGTTATAAAACAAGTCTGCACCAAGTCTTAAACCTGTTTGTCCGTCTACTGTAACATTTTTAGCGTCATCAACTAAGGGACTACCACTAGCACCGAAATAAGTAAGCATATCGCCTTTTATTTTTCTAGCGTTGAATTGCCAAGTGTATCTTGTGTTTGGTTTTAGTTCTACTTCTCTTTCAAACTGATTTGAAACAACGTCAGCTATACCTGTATTGTTTGCAAACTTGAAATAAGTCATTTGAGGGTATAAATCGTTTTTTCGTTCGATTGTACTTTGACCTCCAAAATTAGAAAAAGCAAAAGTTTTATACCAGTTATCGTTATACACCTCACTGGGCAAAACCTCTCCACCTCTAAACAAGTTATTTACACCGTTATTAGGTGGTGTTGGAATGATTATTTGCTCTTTGAACATGTTCCAGTAGTTCTTTTTATCTACTTGTATTTCTAACTTATGGCGACCTACTCCGATTAAGTCTAAAGGGTTTAATACATCTACTTTTCTTCCGTTTAAATAACTATCCATTTTTCAAACCTCTCAAACCGTAACCGCTGATAATAAAGTCATCTGCACCGATGTCTAACGAATACTGCGGTTGTCTATAATTATAATTTGCGTTAGGTTGTGAATTTAACCAACCTGTGATATCTTTGTCTTTTGTACATTTACTCAAAGCACCATTCAAAACGGTTGTAATCGTCTTAGCTTTGGTATTTACTACCATTTCAGTCTTTGAAACGTTCCATTTAGGCAAGTCAGCACTTGTTGCTTCGCTTTCGCTTGGCATATAAGGAGTAGCAACAGAACCCTCTTCCCACTTATGCCCTGCAGTCCATAAAACACCTGTGCCTGTTATTTCGTACCTAGGATACAGCTTGTCGCCTTTCTTTAAGTTTACCGTTAAAGAATCTCTTTTCCAATCAAAGTTATCCCCTATGAAAGAATCATTTATATCTCCTGCCCATTCCCAATTACCATTTGTGTCCCAACGTTCAACGAACCTACGTATATTTGCATTATCTCCTGAGCCCTTAATATAAGCCGAAAAAGTATAAACTCCGTCTTTAGGAGCTATAAATTCTTTACGAATACCCAGCCATTGCCCAGTTGTTTTTTTGACGGCTAAACCTTTAAAAGTTCCGTCATCTGTCCAGTTCCACGAATAGCCCCAAAATCCGCTAAAATCTTTAGTACCCTCTAGCAAGTTAAAGTTATAGTTAAAACGATTAATAGAAACGTTACACAGCCATTTTACACGGTATATTTTCATTTCTACATCAATATACTCTTGAGCGTACATATCGCCCTCTTTGTAGCTCTGTAAGGGGTCAGCATAATAAAATAAACAGAAGTCCATTTCTTCGTCATAATATACACCGTTATAAGTGTATTTGTTGCTGAAAAACTCTATATATTGCTTTTTACTCATTGCCACGCTTATCGTGTCTTTACTAGGGTTAATAAGCTCAATAGGGTTATGAATTAGCAACTCTTCAAAGTTTAGCCATGAAAACATTTTATTCATATATCCTTTCTAATTTACATAGTCCTGTCATAAAGTCCATTTCATACGGAACGCAAGGACCATAAGACTGATTTTGTGGGTTTTCGTCTTTAATTCCCCACCATTGGTAACGTGTATTGTACAAGTTCGTGAACATTTGAGGGTTATACTTGACTTCATCGTACTGCACCTTAGGAGTGAACTCGTCATAATCTAACCAGTTAGGTCGAATGTTTTGAAGCATTTCAGCGTTAGTTTTGTCTGTGAAAACTATATGCCCATTCATAGCACCGTCTTTTGGTACAATGGTCCAAACCTTTAATAGTGCCGTGTCTGAAGCTGGTATGGTGTATTCTACCGAACGTTCCCATGCTGATTTGGTAGGGTTGTACTTATAAAGCCACGCTCTTTTTTGTTTGTCATTGATGAATAGAACACGGTCTGGTATTGCCTTAGTACGCTTGTTGTCATAACCTCTAAACCAGTCTTCGGTTATATGGTCAGTTGCCAAGTATTTTTGGAACAGAGAAACATTCCAACCGATTGAAATACCCTTGATTTTAGTCAAGTTCGTTTCTGTATCTACCATTCTAACCCTCCAAGGTCGCATGATTAGTCCGTTTGGTAGTCCGTATGTAGTCATCCAGTCGTTCATACTGCTATAACTTGGTTCTCCAAACACTTGCGGAGGTGTTATACCAACCCTGTTACGCATTACGTCAACTTCTTTTACAGAATCTTCATTCACGTAGTAAGAACCTAAAGAGTAACCAACGTTTAAAATTGCTGAACGTGGTATTTCATCAACTCTATAACCTTGACTTGCTTGTTTATAGTGGTAACCCTCTATACATACGTTCGCCATTTCTCCTGCTACTGGGTCAATCGCTGTGTTTTGGTCCACTACGTACAACGGTTCTTGTATGGTTGACCAATCGTTCCCCACTCCGTCAAACGCTTGTCTGTCGTCTTGAAACTGTTCAGGATATAAAGTGTTCCCTGTCATGTCAAACACGCTCTTAGAACCGTTTAAAACGTGAAAATTAACTGTTCTACCACTTGCGTTGGTATACGTGTCAGAATCAATTCCAATCAATACACGTTGATTAAGAGGACGACAATAGCACCATACTGCATTCTGTTTTGTATCTCCGCCAAATAGCTCATAGCTTTCATCGTTCAGTTGTCCACCCCAAACGTAATCTCTAAAATCGTTACTATCTGAATCAGAATACCCTGTGTAAACAGGTCGCGAATCTGCCATGTCTTGGCTCTTAAAATAGTTATATTCTTCTTCTGTTGTAACGTAGGGTGTTACCTTGTCCATTTCAATCTTAGGGAAAAACAAGCCGATTTGTTCCTCTTGTCCTGTGCTATCTAATTCAACAGTCAAACCTAAGTTTTTAGCTGTTTCCGTAGTTTGTAGCGTAACTAACTCACTAACAAAAACGTATTGCCATGGTTCAACTGTGTAAGTACCCACAGAAGCCGAATTATTACCGTATAAGAGTTTTAAATTAAAGTCTAAAGGTTTTCTACCAAAGTTAGTTAAACGAATTGACACGCCTATTTTTTTGCCTTGTGTGAGATTTGGTTTAATTGGTAATTTTTCCCAATGTGTTAAATAAGTCCACCCCCATTTTCCACTAGCATTTTTAGAGTTGTAAAGTCTAATTCCTAAGCTATAAGGTCTGTGCCAATCGTTAGGGAATTGACTAGTTCTGTCTACTTCGCTTAAAGCGTTCAGTTTAAAATAATAACCAACGTCAAATTTGTCTGGTTCTTCTGATGTATCCCCTGTTAAAAATCTAAGGTTTGAACGTGTCAACAAGTTCCATTGTGGTAACTCTTTACAAAAGTCTAGCCCTGTTTTTTCGTTCCAAGTATATGCCTTATTCAATCGCCAAGCCCTCCACTAAGTCAACTAGTTCCTTTTCTGTGCTTACTTCGTCCACTTTTTGTTGTTTGAGTTTTACATTTGCGTCAATATAAACTCCCTCAATCTCCATTAATTTCAACAATGCCGAACGGTCTGGCAGTTTATTGACTTCTGTAACTGTTCGCCCTGTTTCTGTCTTCCGTCCGTTAGCGTTGTTTTTATATTGAATAACTGTCTTTGTTTCTTTTCCTCCAAAAGCTAGGGTTTTTAATGCTTCTAGCATTTTTTTATTTTCTTCTTCTGTCATAGCCATTAAATGAAATAATCCTCACTTTCTTCGCTTTCTAAGAACCACCACATCAAGTTAATTAAAGCGTCAGCCAAATCAATCTTATCTGTATAGCCCTTTTTTATAATACGCATTAGCCCAAAATCGTTTATTTTCGTTTCTGCGTTCATTAAATGCACCGCTAGTAATTTACTATCAAAATGTATTTTACCCTCCTCCATGAGCTTCTGTGTGGCTTCTAGGGTATTAGATAGCTTGAAGCTGTTCTGCATTACTTTGTTATAAAATTCAATGTCATAGGTTTGTTCAAATTTATCAATGAAATTCTTAGCATAGTTAGGGTCATAATTCAACGCAATCGGAACACTACCGTTCATAGCACTCATAAAAGCGTCCCATGCTTCATCTGACATGTTATTTATGCCCTCGTGTGTTATTGTTTCTCCTAAGTGTTTAAATTTATCTTCTGCACTCTCTGGCATGATAGGGATAGCTTTAAAATAATAGTGTCCGTTTTCTCTGTAACCTATCACAGTACCCCAAACGTCGCCACGTACTGAAAAGTCTGAACCGATAGCAACTAAACGCCCCTCAAAGTCTAATGGCGGTACCAGACACTTATCTACAATTTGTTTTGTAAAGATTGTAGTGCTGTCAGTCATTGATAAATTAAAACGTTTAGTGATAATTTTAGCCATTTTAACAGGGTTACCGATTGCCCCTATAAAGTCCTTTTGAATGTCCTCAAGTGTTAAAGTGTAACCTAAAGCGGGGTTTGCTTTAATGTATTTAGAACTGTCTTTTACTTCGTCGTAATCGTCTAAAGCATAATAGAAAACCCAATGACTGAAATCGTCGTCTTTTACCCATTCTTTCCAACTTTCTAGCTCGTCATCATAAGCACCGCCACGAATAACGTTATTTGTGGTTGAAATAAAAAGCGTACCCTTATTTTTTCTTAGCCCCTGTCTAATAGTGATAAGAGGGTTCTTTTTGAACGCACCAAACTCATCTATAATAACTAATTGTTCACGTCCACCGTCTAGCGTGTCCTCGTTACTAGCATAGATAGAAATCTCTGTGCCTTTGCTTTTTAGAATTGAGTTATCTTTTACGATGATTTGCTCTTTATTCAGCTTGAATTGATTTTTAAACTTATTAATGATAGTGCCTTGACAGTTTCCCATAGCTCTGAAATGCTTCATCAAGATTTTTTCTGCTTGGTCTTTCTTGGTAGCCATTAAAGCGATGACGCTATTAGGCTTAGGAAACAAAAAGAGTTCAATTAAGGCTATCATTACATCAAGAATAGATTTGGCGTTTGAACGTCCTACAATGACAACAAACTCATCAATCTGATAAGGTGTGCAATACATTAAAGTAAGCACCGCTTTATGATATGGTATGATTTTAAAGCGTTCGTTGTTAGGCAAAGTCATGAATTCCTCAATGAAATTAAAGATTTTATCTGCCTTTTTGTAGTCTATTTCATGCTCAATTTTAGCCACTTTCTTTTTTAGTAGCTTAATCATTTCGCCATTATCTTTATCTTGTCCTATCCAGTCTTGAATTAAACTCATTTTTACATCTCCTTATATTAAGCCCTCCGCTATAATTCTAGCATAGTCAATTAAATCTCCGCTTCGTTCCTTTCCTTGGTGGCATTTATGGCAAAGAACTTCGGTTGGTACGTTTATCACTTCTTTGTCAAAGTCATTCACTTCTAGCATGTCATTTTGCCATTGTAATGGTATAACGTGGTGGCAAATTAAATGTTCTGTACTCCAACATTTTTGGCAATGACCTATCCTATTCTTTTCTTCACGTGCCTTTTTTATCCACTTAGGGTTATTGTATAATTTACTTTTAGTATAAATCAACGCTTGTTTAGTTTTACCCCATTTCTTTCTAGTTTGTTATAAATTTCGTTCGCAATTCTACGACCGTCTGCACTAGATTGTACATAGATTTTAATGTCTTGTTGTGAGTTGTCTTGTGTTCCAATGCTTGGTGTTGCTGTTGTTCCTTTTGTTGCTCGTGCATAAGGTTGGACAGCGTCCACGGCTCTGCTGATTGCTTCCCTACCACCTGCAAAGAATTGTAAGTCCAATGGTATCTGTCCATTTCTTGAACCTAGAATTTTTTGAGCTAGCGAAGTGGGCTCTTTAATTCCAAGAGGGTCAATATTACTTGTTAGCCAATGAAAATCACTAAAAGCGTCGCCCCATGTACTGTTGCTTCTAAAGCCTAACGCTTTACCAAGTAAACCAGTGTTACCCCCAACGCTACGTGAAAGGCTCAATGCACTTTGAACGGCACTATAAGCATTATTTGCCCAATTGTACAAATCTCTTAACGAACTAATAGCTGAACCAACTTTACCTAAGAAACTACCAATAGAAGTGAAATTGATTTTGTTAAAGAAGTTGTTGACTGCGTTTTTTGCGTCATTAACTGCGTTTTTCATTTCATCTTGTGACACTTTACCATCATGATTCTTGTCAATGATTTGCGTTAATGCACCAACTGCTTTACCCGCCATTTGACCTAACTGGCTACCGATAGTACTTGCCATTGTTGTAGCGTTGTTCCCTAAGTTGCTCATGTCAACGCCTGTATCTCCTAAGCCTTTACGGAAACCGTCCAATGCACTTGTATTGAAACCGTTAGTAATCATTTCACGAATTTGCCCCCAAGTGCTAGGGCCTGACGAAACTAGTTCATTCCCTTTTTGTTGGAACTTGTCCAAAGCAAGGTTCATTACGTCAGTACCGATAGCACCGTCTTCCATGGCTTGCTTGAATTCTCCCATACCTATGCTAGTATGATTAATTTCGTTGTATGCTTGAATCAACATGTCACGGAATTGAGCACCTAAAGCTGACTGCATGATTTGGTTGAAGTCTTGAGCGTGTAACGTACCAGAACCCAATGCTTGAGCCAAACCATAAGAAAATTGCTTCTGTGTGTCCATTGTTAGCCCTAGACTGTCCCCCACAGCATTGATTGAATTAACGATTTTAAATGCTTGGTCGCCTGTTAGACTAGTATAACCTGAAATGGTAGACCCTAGCTCGTTCAAATCATTGCGTTGTGATTTTAAAAGTTCACTACCTGAATCAATATATGAATTGAAACGTTTGTAACCATTTGCACCGTCTGACAAAGTAGCTGACAAGCTCTTTTGTGCCTGAATTTGACGGTCATAAGTAGTCATCAAGTTGTTAGCAAAACCGCCAATATAACCAGTAGCAGTTGAAACCGCACCAGTAACAAGCCCAATTCCTGCATTAACTCCACTCACTACGTTCCCAATTTTAGAGAAAGTTGAAAGCATGTTAGAACCGTAACTTTTGACGCTATCAAGCGCACCTGATAAGCTGAACCCCTTACTTGAACCAATCTTTGAAAGTTCTGTGCTTAGTCTAGTCGCTTGCGTTTGTGCTTTGACTAACTGGCTTTCTAATGCCTGTACTTGTTTTTGTGTAGCACCTGACATCTTAGCATTTGCAAGTGCCTTTGTTAAATTATCTACGTTCTGTTTAGCAAGGTTTAAAGCTCTTTGTGTTTCTTTAATACCTTTGTCTTTCATAGTCACAGAACCTGTTATTTGAGCGTTTTTGTTCGTTTCTTTAGCTAGACGACCGATATTATTAATTTCTCTTTGCGCTTCCCTAGCACTACTTAAAACCCCTTTAGTGTCTAACTCTGCCTGAATGACATACTTTTCTTTAGCCATTGTTTGTTATACTCCTTAATTTACGCTTAATGTTTTTAGTTTTGTCGTCCATTTCGTGAGTGGCTTTTACTAGCGTTTGCCCATATCTTTGGTGCAAGTGGCGGTCATGAAGCAAGACATTGAGCATTCTCCAACTTTCATCTTTAGCTTTGAAGCCATTGACTACACCAATGTTTCCGCTTTTTAGTGAACCGTATGAACGTGTCACTTGCTTAGTGATTTTCTTAGTATCAAACTTAACAGGATAACGTGAGAAATCTCCACCCAATGAACTTTTATAACTGCGTTTTACTGTGTTCTGATTAGAGTTGAAACTATCAACCATTTCTAACCAGACTTTCTTAAGTTGTTTCTCTGTAAATTTTTCTAATCCTGTGACTTGCTTGGTGGTTGCCATAATTCTACCTCCACATGCTCCGCTTTGTTTAACTCGTCCGCGGTTGTTTTCTTCTTCTCTTTAGGTGTCAACGCTGAAATTAACTTAAGCGTCCACCCTAAAGGTCTATGGCTGTATACTTCATAGGGAACTCTAAAGGCTGTCATAGCACTAACAATTGCAAGCGTTGTAATTCTTGCGTCGTCCCTTATTTCTTCGTTGCTAGCGCTATTGCTTTTTTTGTTTCGTCTACCAATTGTTCCATAAGTTCGGCAACAGTAACAGGCAACAAACCACCAATTAAAGCGCCTAAAATTTCGTCAAGTGTATATTGTGGCGCGCAAGCCCAAAAGAATAACGCCAAACTGTGATAATCACGTTCGTTCAAATCTCCAAAGTAAACTCCGTTGTCTTCCATACGTTCTAACGCTTTAAAATCAAATTTAAAATCTTCTTTCTTCATTTTTCTATTCTCCTTATAAATTAAAATAAAAGAGTGGGAACTATTAATTCCAAGCCCTCCACTCTTAAAAAATTACTATTGAACGTCTAGGCCATTGAGTGGTTTAAGTTCTGTAAACAACTTTTTGAAAGCAAGTGCTTGTTTACTTGTACCAGTTACCAAATCTGCGTCAGACACTTTAAATTTGATAAACAAGCGTTTTTTGCCCCATAGTGCTTCACCTCCAATTGTGACTGTTGCCTTGTGTTCGTATACTTTACCTGTTGGACTTTCTTCGTCCGCTTCGGCTGTGTCGCTAGGTGTTGTAGCTTGAACACTTGGATAGAATGTCGCTTTATACCCTGTTCCGTCATCGTCACGGTAACGTTCAGCATAAGCGAAACCATAAGGCTTATAATTAGCTGAATCGTCACCTAAGAAACCTTGGTCGGACTTGACAAACCCTAAGGCATGACTAGCAAAATCGTCAGGCAAATCATAAGACTTAACTGTAATTTGCATGTCTTTAGCACCTGCGATTGTACGATAAGGAGCGTCAAATCCTGCATAAAAGTTTGTGTTTTTTTGATTAACTTCTGTTTCGACGGAACGCAAGCCTGCGATAGGAATTCCTGGTAACTTCCCTGATTGGTCTGTGAACACTACCCCATACCCTAAACCGTGTGTTAATTCATTTTTTGATGTATATGCCATTTATTTTTATCCTCCTACTACTTCCAAACTTTAATAGCACCGTCTTTAAGGAAACCACCACAAACGATAATGGTACCATATACTTGTACTTTATTATGACGAACGTCTTTAGTCACATTAAATTCTGGTACCAAGTCCCCTGCTAGAATGCCCTTGTAAGGGTTAATAAGCACCTTGTCAAAAGTGTTATCCCCTCCGTCATTATAGTGCTTAAAGCTCAAAGTTTCAATTTTAGTTACTCCATTAACAACTGGTGTGAAATCATTTTCTTTTACAAGAAGAACATCGTCGCCTGACTGTGAAAACTTATCGGCACTTGCTTTCTGTTTAACAGCCCCAACAATTGAACTTGAAGCGATTGAGCTATGAACTCCACCCCAAATTAAATGACTTTCGATAGTTTGATATAAAGTATCTCGTACTGTATTCAATGCACTTTGTACACCGTCAGCAGTTAAATTCCCTGAATCAGAAAGATTAATACCAAAACCAAAACCTCTAGGCGTTAAGATTTTATAACTTGTTTCATTTATATCTAACACGCTACCTGTTTGTCCTTGCTCTTTAGCTTCAGGAAAGCCTGTTAGATTTACCGACTGCAACAAATCAGCCCCGACTTTCGGGATACGCGACAAGAGAGGAAACAAGTCGCCAAGTCCCTCTACATCAGTCACATTCTCGATTTGTTGAGCATAACGGTCTGTAATATTAAATTCAGCCATTATTTAGCCCCTTTCTTATTTAGACACCTAAACTACCCTTTTTTTTTAGGTATGCTGAACGGTTTTTACCACGGATAGAACCACCCACAAGAGTTTCAGAAAGCCATTGTTCCACGTTATAACGTAGGTCAAAGTCGTTGTAGTTTTCCATGTTCAAATCTCCGATAAGTACGTACTCGTCGTGATTGTATACCGCTACTTCGTCTTTAGGCATCCAGACACGAGTTTCAAGATTAACTGCCCCAAACGATTGAGCAATTTGAGCTTTTGTCGCCAACTCGTTGAATCGTGAGTGTCCGTCTGTTCCTTTAGCTTTACGCAACTCTGCAAAAGTTTGAGGACTCATAACAATTGTGATTGAGTCAGAAATTGAGCATTCTGCAACTGCGTCAGTAATACCCTCAAACAAGTCAGTGTATTCAATTTGTTTTGTCCAACCGTCTGTGGCAGTTTTCAAACCATAGAAACCATTAGAACCGTCAGCAGAACCAAGAATCATATTGTATTCCACTTTTTGGATAACACGATTAACCATTTCAGACATTACATATTCAGACAACGCACCTGAATCATTTACACCTCGAACAGTTGCTTTGTCCATTTGCAAGTATGCTTCTGCCATTTGTGGACGTAGTGAACGTTTTGTAGCTGTTTGAGCTTTGTTTTTGTCTGTACCTGCTTTGAAAGTATCTTGTAAGAAAGTATCATCTACACCGTCCTCTGCAAGTGTCAAACCTTGGAAGCGTGCTTTCATAGCACCGTCATAGATACCTGACTTACGAGCATATTTTGAAGTGATAGACCCAAGAGAGTTTACTACGTTCAAAGCTGAAGCATTAGCAAATTCACGCAAGAAACCTTGTTCTGGCATTTCAACCATTTTGCTACCAAGTTCACGCATAAATTTACGCTCTACGTCTTGAGGTTTTTCGCTAGGGATAGACGCTTCACGTTCCTTTTTAAGTTCTTCACGTTCTTTGTTAAGTTCTATGACTTGAGCTTCAAGTTCTCGAACTTTTACACCTGCTTCGATTGCTTGTTTCATAATTTCTTGTGTTTCGTTTACAGTCATTTGTTCTTGTTCTCCTTTGTTATCTTCTTCATTTTTTTCTCGTACTTTTGTCACTTTAGCACCTTTATTACTTGGTAACGGAGTTAGTGACACCTCCGTAATTGTAACATCTTTATAGTAGCCTACTCCGTCAATTTCACGTGCTTTCATACCGTTAGCATTAAAGCCAACCGATAGCCCTGTTTCCTCAATCTTTTCGGCTGTGTATTGTTCTTCATCAACGTAACCTGTCAAGATTACATTGTTTCCCTCAAGATGAACAAACCCTGAACCAATCTTTTCTCTATGACGGTTAAGGATATCTACTCCGTCGCCTGCGTTAGCAATGGACTCGATAACAGTACCGTGAGAATCAATTGTTCCCAGAGGGTTCGCTATCCCTCGAACTGCTTTTACCTTCAATATTTCCTCCCTTGGCTGTTGTTGATATATAAGCTACAAAGTTCTCTTGATTGAAAACTATGTTCTTATCGTGTTGTTTTAATAGTGGTAACACTTTTTGAATTGCGAACGCAATAATAGTAACTTCATTACTTTGTCCATAAAGTAACTCTCTTGGTATTCCGTATTCACTCAAAGCAATTTCAATTGCAAGGTTAGCGTCATTTTGTAATGAACCACTATAATCAGGCTGAATCTGTTTGATATCATCATCTGAACCAATAACCGATACACCGTTGAACTCTCTTGCAAGTTGTTGCTGTTGTGTTAGACGTTCACGAATTCTTTCCCAAACTTCTTTCAAACCGCTAGAAACTTTAGTTTTCCAATAGATTTTGATTTGAGCTTGAGAGTCAAGACGGCGACCAATTCCATTACTAGCCATTCCAAACATTACCCCAAACCGTTGAGGGTTAGCACCATAGAAAGGGTTAAGCAACATTTCATAATCGCTTGTTCTAATAGTGACCTGTCTGCGATTTGGTTCTCTAACTACAATGTTAAACTGGTCTGCATTTACTCTTTGAGCATAATACTTGAAACCACCATACCAAACACGATATACTTCTTGACCTTGTAAAGCCCAAAAGAATAAATCTTCTAGTTTGGACGCTTCTGAATAATCAACATTATCAAAATAGGAAACTAAGCCCAATAACTTACCTAGTAATAAATCAGTTGTAGGGTTTTGGACCGTGAAAGTTGAAAAGCTCACATCTTCAGCTCTACGTGAGAGATTGAATAAGCTCATTTACTTCCTCCTATTTTACTTCTCCTGAAGCCATGTCAATCTTGCGTCCGAACTCTTTTTCGATTTCTGCACAATACATTGTATCAACTGGCAAGTTGAGTTTAGCCCATTTGTTTTGATAATTTTCCAACATGCGTGTTGTACGAATGTGACGAACACTTACACCGTCCGAAACATACCAATGTTTAACTTTACCGCTTCCGTCAAGTCCTTTGATAAGATACATTTTTATTACTCCTTTTGTTTGATTGTTTTGGTTTGAATTGCTTGATACTGTCTTATTAAATAAGTCAAGTTCTGCTTGTCTGCGTCGTACTAAACCTTGTAACACTTGACCGCCTGCATTACGATACTTCGGTATCATTGAAGCACAATAGGCATGACTGAACTCTGACCAACCGTCAGCAACAAAAACATTACCGCAGTTATAAGCCAATGAAACCAATGCGTCAAACTCATTTTGATTTGCTTTGCCTTTCACATAAGCGTCAACCATAGGTGCATACTTAGTATTGATGTCAATTTCTAGCTGACTATCAGCTTGCGATTGTGTCCAAGTTGTACCTGCCGTGACACCATAATAACCCCAACCGATAGTGTACATTTGTTCCCACGGTACTGGCTTGTAAGCTGTCAACCGACAACCCTCGAACTCTTTAATCAAGTTCAAACCGTTTTGTGATATCTTAATATTACCACCTCCATTTTTAATTATTGTTTTTATAAGGAAACAACTAACCCAAATTTTCACAATATGTTAAGATGTTATAAGCGTCTGCGATATTGTCATCTTTGCAATTAGAATCAACCAAACCTGTGGCTTTTAAAAGTTCTAGACTTTCTTCTTTGCGTTGTTCTCGTTTGCCTGAAATAAGATGATAGCTACACCATTTAGAGTTATCAATAAAAGTATAACCATTTACTAGACCGTCAATAGCACCGATAAAATAACCGTTACAATTAGCCAATGTAATACTGTGCTTTCTGTTTCTACCCATAATAGGAGTTTCAATGGCTAGATGATAACCTTTCAAATCAAACTCATCAATAATATCTTTAATTGCGTTTACGATGTCAAAGGTACGTTCCCAAGCGGTCTTTTTAGGGTTATATGCTTTAATAGAACCAACATAAACTTGACCGTCTTTTCTAAAAGCGTACCCTGTTCCCTCGTCTTTCTTACTAGATGTACTAAAATCAATAGCTAAAATTTTCTTCATTTCTATCCTCTTAAATAGGTAGGCTATAAGAAGTCACGACTGCGTAAACATCTTCTTGACTTTTGTCAATGTTGACACCGTAGTCAGTTTTAGAAATAAACTCTAACACTTGTTTTAGTTCTACTTCATCATTAACAAAATAGATGTTTTTTTCTGCCATGCTTTTTACCTCCCTCATTGATTATGGTATTATTATAGCATACTGTTTTTTTAGTTTTAGTTTCATCATACCAACAAAAGATTTAGATAGTTTACAATTTGATTAAATAATTTGTAACCAAAAAATAATATATTCCTAACTATTCCCACGGTTGAGCCATTCTTCTATTTTTGACCCTAATTTTTTCGCTTGATTTTGAAAAATCGTATGCTATAATAATATATATAAAAATTTAACGACTGTTAGCTGATGACTTGTTGACAGTTTAGGAGTAGAGAACACTAGACCGAATAGGCTAGTAATTATCGAAAGTCTTTGCAAGATTTGCCTTGAGTTGTCTATGGTTGCTAAAAAGGACGACTAATTGAAAATTGAAATAACATACAAAAAAGCTAGAGGTTAGCATTAAATGAAATCTTGTGAGTTCCATGAGTGTCGTGAACTAAAACACTCCGTGACGCTTGGAAGTCTGACAGACCTATTATATAACAAGAATGAAATTTGTTTACTTGTTCTTTAGGTTGCTGGGATAACAAGACACGTTAGGGGCTAGGGGCTTAACCAAAAAGGCAAGGGCAACTATTACCTAAAATAAAGTAATTAAAAAGAAATATTTGATAGCTTGAATTGTAATATAACTTTGGCTATAATTAAAGCATAGATAAAAAGAAAGAGGTTTAAATATGTTTATTGTTTATTGGATAATGTCAGCGATGTTTGGAGTTTTATCAAGCGTGGACAATACTTTTTTTGGAGTTTGGTTCTTATGCTGCCTAGGTTGTTTTATTCTAGGTTTGGTAAATTTAATAAAAGGAGGATACAAAAATTGACAATTAAAGATGATATCAAAGCAATTAACAAAGATATTTTTGAAGCTAAAGACTGGGAACAAATGGTTCAACGTGCTAAATACTGGCTAGTTAGATTAAAAAATATTTACCCTGACTATGAATTTAAAACTTATTTTACACCCTTACGTGATAAAAATAATATTTTTATTAACTATGAAGTAAAATAGGTTTATTAAAATGAAAGAGGTGCAGAGATGACAACAGAAGAAATAGGAAAACCTAAATTTTTAAGCAAAAAAGAACTTGAACTCCAAGAAGTTAAATATATATTTTCAATACGTGCTGAAAGAGATGAACTAAAAGAACAACTTAACACTGCGGGAAAGGCACTGACAGAAATAGCTGAAATTATGGCTAATAATATTCACGAATGTAATTATAGTTGCGATGATAATTGTGTATTAAATGGTAGTTTAGTTATGTATTCGGTAGAAAAGGTACAATCGGCTATTTACTCAGCACTCGCAGCAATCGGAGGGAATGATGAGTGATTTGTTTGAGCGTGTTATAACAGCAAAGGAACTACAAGAGAAAGAGGACTTTAAAGGTGGTAATGAGTGGCTAATAGAACACTTAATACCACGAGGTCAGGCAGGTCTAACAATTGCACCACAAAAGTCTTTTAAAAGTTCTACCACGTTGCAAATGGCTTTAAGCATAGCTAAAGGTGTCCCCTTTGGCTATTTTAAAACTAAAAAAGCGAACGTGCTTATAATTGACAATGAAGATACTGACTTCGTACTACATCAACGGTTAAAGGCTTATAATGATGTTCCTGATAATTTGCATTTCATTACTGGGGGAATTTTTAAGCTAGATAACACAAATCACATGAATGGACTTTATAAGTTCATCAAAGAAAATAATATCAAGTTTGTTATTTTGGATAATTTAAAAGACATGCTGACAGACCGCAATACTCTCAATGATATGTCAAGTATGAATGACGTTCTGAATAACATAACACGATTGAAATTGCTTTTAAATGATGTAACATTTTTATTAATTGCACATGCTCGAAAAGATACAAATAATCAATCGCTAGAGGAAAAGTCTTTTAGAGTTAGAAGCACACATGCTTTAGGTAGTTCGGCAATTGGTGCATGGTTTGAGTTCTGTTTGTGTTTAAGTCCTAAAATGGGAAAAAATAGCAAGTATTCAATCTTGACTGTTGAGGCACGTAATTACGCTTATGACAAAGAGGTTTGTCTAGGCTATGTAGGGGAACAATTTCAAATCATAGACCCCACAGGAAACAAGCCTAAAGAGATATTAGAAGAAGAACAAAAAGAGGGGGAAGAATACGAGGAAACAAAAAACGACGCTGAAAGTCTTTTAACAGCATTGCAACAAAATGGAAAACTAAAAGAAATCAACGATTAATCGCTTTGTCTTTGACATTGCGGTTTTTCTTTTGTATAATTAAGTCATCAAGTTAAGAGAGGAAAACAAAAAAATGGAAATTGCACTTGAAACACTTAACAAAATAGTTGTAAGACTTCAAAAAAAAGAACCAGTAACAGATATTGAAAATGATATGCTTCTAGGGCTATTAAATAGCGTTTATAGCTATTATAAACAAAAAGAGGATATTTCTATGCTTGATGTCTTAATCGTTCTCTATGAGCGTTTAACAGGCAATAAAGCAGATAAAAAAGAAGAGATAACACGCTTCATTGAAAACTTTAGTGCAAAAGGTCTTGTCAAGTTGTTAGATAGCCTAGAAGAAAAAGGAAAACGTCAAAAAGAAAGCAAAGTAGACGACACATTTATCAATGAAACAAGAATGTACTACAAAGTAGTAGCAAACAAAATCAAAGAAAGAGGTATCAAATAATGGCAATTGAAAAAGTAGTATATTATTATGATGACGGAACTAAGAGAGAATATCCGCCACGATTGACAGACCTAGAACAGTTAGAAGAATTCAAAAAGTCAAAAACTGACATAACAGAATTATATGAATTCATGCAAGAACATTTAAGTAAGTTTGAATCTAAGTTATCTCTATGCTTTAAGTATATGATTGACAACCTAGGCATGGAAGAGCGGCAAGCGAATGACACGCTAGAATTTTGGTGCTATGAATGGGCGATTAAGAACGTTCATATTATCCTAGACGGTGGAACGTGCCAAGCGTGTGGCAAACAGTGCAACGCTAAAAAAGCGTTCTGTTCAGAAGAATGTTATAAAAATTACATAGAATTGAAACACAATGGTAATTGACATAGATAAAAGAATTAGATATAATTAAGTCATCAAGTTAAGAAAGGAAACAAAAATGATTAAAGTTATTTACATTTTAGAGGACGGTTCAGATAGTTGGACTTATGAAGTTAGAAAATTAAGAACCGCAGTAGAATGTATTAGAGAAGATATGGAAGAAACAACTACGATTGCAGTAGCAGTTGTATTTGATGAAAACGGAAATAAAATTTTGGAGGTTAAAAGATAATGGCTCAAGATTATTATTCAAATAAATACGGTATCCAATTAGAAGAATTTCTAATTTGGGGTTCTGAATGGGACTTGAAATTTTGGCAATATAACTTTACAACTGGGCAAGGTTTTGCTTTAACAAACGCTTTGAAGTACTCTGTAAGGGCAGGAAAGAAACCAAACGAACCGTTTGAAAAAGACATGGGCAAATATAACGATTATATTAACATGGCTGTTAAAATGGGCTTTGAACGTTCCGAAGCAGAGGACTGGGTAGCACTTCAAAAATCAATCTTTGAAGAGTTCAAAGGCAGAAAAGCAGAACTTGAAGAGATTAGAAGAAGAAAGGAAGAGAAATATGTATAAATATTGTGCTTTAAATCATCATAAACTCTTATGGTTTAAAGCTTTTGAGGATATGGCGAAACATTTCAGCGTTACAGAAAGTTATTTAAAATTTTGGTTAAATAAAAATGAGCCTTTAAATGGTTGGTTTATTAGAGAGGTAAATTATGGTTCTGAATTGGAATGACTTCAATAAATGGCGTGAAACTAGCTTAGAATATCATAAAATGCTAGGGGAACACAATTACACTAATGCATTAACATTCTTTGAGTACGCAAGGCAATATTTCAATGCTAAAGGCTTTCCACCTCCTGAAAAGAAAACAAAAACAGGCAGGAAAGGAAAATACACGCAAAAAGATAGCAAAGAACAATTAAAACAAATACATGAATACATCAGAGGAATAAAAAAATGTTGACTTTATTATTAACAATTATATTTATTTGGCTTGTGTTTAAAGCCGTTGAAAATGTAGCCGAAGAACTTGGAAGATACATCAGAGGGTTCTTTAAATGGTTGTGGAAAATGTACAAAAAACATATTAATAAAGGAGTTAGCATATAATGGAAAGCAAAGTTCTAAAATTAATCAATGAAATTAAAGTACCAAAAAGCCAATATAACAGCTTTGGAAAGTACAATTTCAGAAATAACGAGGATATTCAAACGGCTTTGAAGCCTTTGTTATTACAGTTCGGTCTTATGGAAAAAGCGACAACTGAAATGTTAGAAATGAACAACGAGCTGATGTTGCACGTTCATATTGACATCTTTGACCCTGATAACCCTAATGACGTTACAAGTGGCGACGGTTGGGCAGTTATTGACATCAATAAGAAAGGGATGGATAAAGCTCAAGCGACTGGAGCTAGTCAATCATACGCAAGCAAATATGCCTATGGTCAAGCGTTAAAATTAGATGATACAAAAGACGCAGACAGTACAAACAAAGGGCAAAACAATGCACAACGTCCTAAAGCAGTACCTAAATCAAGTTATCTGTACAATTTGAGCGACTTGAAAAAGAAAGTAGCAAATAAAGAGATGTCAAGCGACCGTGCAAACGAGCTTTGCAAACAAGGAAAAGTAAATATGAATGCTTAATACTTGACAAAAGAAAATAAATACGTTATAATTAAACTATCAAATAAAGAGAGGGAAACAAAAAAATGAAAATCATCGAAACTTTGAAAGTAAACGAAATTAATACAAAAGAAGTAGAAACAGCAAAAGGAACTAAGAAAGTCCTATCGTTTAAAGCATACCCATTTGAGCATTATATTGGTGGTATTTGGCTACCTGATAGCGTAAATTATGGCGACATCGTAACTGTGTTTATTGACCAAATTAAAGCCGAAACAAAAGGGGATAAAACTTACTATAACGCTTCATTTGCTAAAGTTACACCAGAATTTAACCTAAACCGTGATAATAACGAGCCACAAAATAACACGGTTGACTTATTTGGTGGAAGTACTCCTGTTGATGTCCCTGATGAACAATTACCATTCTAAAGGAGTTCATGAATGGGATATGACTATGAAATGATACTTGATGAAGTAGATAAATTAAGTCTACAAGGACGAGTAGAGGAAGCAAAGGAACTTGTGAGAGAACTTGTTCCCCCTCTGTTTGCCGTTGATTTTACTAACTTAATGGAATTAATCGAAAGGAATACATACAAACTATGAAAATCAGTAAAGAAAAACTCACTTTTTTAAAAAATGCACCAATTATCACTTTGGAACTTATCCATGATATGCTAGAGGTAAAACAACACATCAACAATTACCAACGTAACACAAACAAAAAATACGGTCTAAACTTTGAAAAAGACGAAGTAATTAACCGTGAAGTTGCTGACATGATTATTATTAACACGCTAGGAAAGTTAAATATGCTAGCTGAACAGTCTTATTTCTTGCGTTTGGTTCGTAGTACCGAAGCCAATAACCCTAAGGTTCGTAAGGCTGAAAAGTTCGCTGAAAAAGCAAATCTAGCTGATAAAATTGTTGAAAGTCTTGATTTTATCTTTTATAGTGGTACAATTTCTTTTGATGAAGAAGAGTTATTCAACTTTATCAAAAATCAAAATGTCCAAAATCTCGAATACTTCAGCAGTAAAGGGCGAAAAGATTGGTTCTCTAATCGTGTTAAATGGTTGTTAGATACTTACAAAGGGAAATAAATGATTAACTTACAAAATAAAAAATTAGACATCAAAGAGTTTCTCGAAGATTTAGGCTTTACCGTTAGTTTGGACTATGAAAGAGAACCAACTGGCGTGATGTTTGCTGAAATACACCCTATTGTTAGTCAAGTAAGCAACAATTCAGCCATTTATCAGACGTTTAGAACGCTTGAAGTAGAACTTATGGTAATTTGTACTGAAGAAACAGAAAACAGCTTATACAGGGCTGTACAACTCTTGAGCGATGAGCATTATATTTATGCTAATACAATCACAGACAACACAAATGTTATAAAATTAAGAGGTAACTATTATGATTAATGAAAATACATTGAATTTTATCCGTTTCTCTAGTGGCTTTAATAACTTAAAAAAAGAAGAACTTGAAGCATTTGCCGAAAATGAAATCTTTGAACTTAATGAATACAACGCAAGTGAGGGACGACAAGGAAAATACTTCTACACTTTGGAAGATGTCAACACAAACGGAACGCTTAAAAGCTATATTATTGAATGTTTAAAACTTTCACTTCAAACACGATGGGGGAACAATTTAGAGTACCACATCGACCGAAAAACAAAATACTTGAACAAATTAACAGGAATGCAAGCGTAAGAAAGAGGAACTAAAAAATGAAACTTAAAAACCAAATTGAATTGCTTAACGACACTTTGAAATTACATGATGAAAAAGTAGACAAACATTTTCCAACAGATGAAAAGAAAATACCTGCTTATGCTAAAGCTCAATATATAGATTTGTTTAGAACGCTTCAAAACCTTGTGGAAGCTTATGAAGCGGGCTCGTTTTTCTTTGAAGCTTCAAGAAAAGCTCTTGAAATTCTTGTTACCAACTTGAATGAACACTCTGAAATGGTTAATGAAATCATGGACGAAACAAATTATAAAACTTGGACCAAGGCAGCCGATGAACATTACACAGGAGTCTTTTACTACGACTTGCATAAAACAGTTGAAGAAACAATAGAAGAAATGAAAGAGGTGTAAATGGTTTACGTTGTTTATATTGTGTCATTCATCTTGTACAGTTGGTTCTTATTCAAATCAGGAAAGAAACATGCTGAAAATAAAGATACGATAAAATTAGTTATAACTGGGAAACCTGAACAAGTTAAGGAAGCTATTAAAGCAATTAACGAACAAAATTTGATTAAATAGAAAGTGAGGTCATAACTCTTCAATTACACGCCACCCAAACGAGTGGTTTTTTTGTTTGGTTGTTGATTAGATACCCCTTGCTATATAATACCCCTGTAAGCTCACAGATTGGCTTGTATTGCATTTTAAATAATTTCTAGGATAATGACAAGGAACAGACTTAAACACGCAAAATAAAACGATTTACGAGGAATTACGGCATATTTTTTTCAAAACGAAAAATGGAAAAATAGATTCAAAAGAGTTAGGCTT